TTAGACAAGAGGAAGTAGATCGTATTGCTGAGATTTCGTCTAGGTTTGAGAAAGCGTGCCTTATTCTTAAAGAGAGGTCTGAAGCTAATCGTCCTGAGATACAGAGGCTAGAGAAAGAAATTCAAGATGCTGTGAAAGAAGCTAACAGCATAGCGTGCTTCTTGGATATTGGCGATGCAAACGCAGTCCTAACAAAACTTGATATGGCTGGGTATAGGCGGGGATACAGAGCATGAGAAAACGATCGAAGTACCGGCCCAAGGGCGTGATCCGTGATCCGATGTCCCACGTCCTTGCTGGGATGAAGACGGTTGGCTCCATTAGTTCCGGTACAACGTTAATGATCATGAACCATGATGCTTTGGACAAGGCCCGCAGAGGCTTGGCAGAGCGTAGAGATTTAGACGTCTTGATCGCTGCAATGAATATGGCGGAAGCGCTGATTCGTATGCGGATCGGAGACGATTGGAAGGATGAGATTCGGGCCGCGCAGGACGCTCTCTTTGCTGTGGGAAGCAGAGGAGTGGAGACTGGCAAGTTTATTCTGCGTGGACCCGAACTCACCTCATTGAATTTGGGCATGGAAATTCATGATGCCCAATTAGAAGCCTGCACTGTAGCAGAGTTGGAAAAAGCGATAGATATCGTGCATAACGAAATCCGTCATCACAGGGCACGTCCCATCATCAAAAAGGAAGAAATCATATGACAAAGACTGAAAAAATCATGGCGCATTTTATGAAGCGCCCCTCGGCCCCTGTTCGCACAGTGGCTACCAAGTACAAGGCCCCGCTATCTATGGTCTACAAGGTGCGCAAACAAGCCCTGACCGAACTGATTGTGCCTAATCCGCTGGATGTTCCACCATTAACGTCTTGGCAAAAGATTGTGGCGGAGGTCGAAAAGCCTGTGGACGTGGATGAGACCCTTGACACACGGGCCCTGAGCTATGGCAAATTCAAAGATGGCGCTGCCCTGATGCAAGGTATCAAACGCCAGATGGCCGAGCATGCGCAAAAGCATGAGAAGACCTTTGCTGATGACCAGTGGGAAGCGCTGGAGATGATCGTCCACAAGATTGGCCGTATCGTCAACGGTAACCCTGACGTTGTGGACCACTGGGTTGATATTGCGGGGTATGCCAAGTTGGTCTCTGACCGGCTGCAAGGGGTTGAGCGATGAACAAATTCACCATTACCGGACCACAGGCGCGCAAGAAGGTTTTGGATGCTTTGCGGAAAAACGGTTATCAGGCCAAGACCAGTGAGCTGGCCAAGATGACCAAAATGCCGATATCCATCACCCGCCGTGCTGCTTTGTATTTAGCTGCCCACCATCAGTTGCATGCGGAGATCATTGCTGGGCGGGGTAAGGGTGAATACCTATTCAAATTAACACAATTAGACCTGTTTGAGGACGTCAAGCCCTTGCCAAGTCTGTGGCAGCGTATAAAATCCAAACTGTTTCCTTGATGATTTCCTTTGGATGTTAATAGGGCCCCTCGCGGGGCCCTTTCTTTTTACTTCGCTTCACCCCAGCTTGGGCCTACTTCTACGTCACAACGGCTAGGCACCTCTAGGCGTGCTGCGTTGGCCATGATCTCTGCTGCAGCCTGCGCCTCTTCCCTGTTCTTGACACTGAGCGCCAGCTCATCATGCACTTGCAAAATAGGTTTGTAGCCCGCTTTATGCAAGGCCACCATGGCTGCTTTGGTCTGGTCTGCGGCTGACCCTTGGATAAGACGATTTAGCCCCTTGTAGGTGCCTGCGCGCTTGATCCTTGAGCCGTATTCAATGACTGCTTGCTCACGTGGCAGTGCCTTGTTGACTCCCCACTCCATCGGTTCCCACAGAGGGAAGCGGCATTTGCGTCCCAGCAATGTCCGGATAGCCCCGCCTGCTGCGGGATGGTCAATTCGTTTCATGACGGCGTTGACGGTGCCTTTCAGGAACGGTACGTTCTTGTGGAACTGCTCGATGAGCTCAGAAGCCTCGTCTAGGGACAAATCTAGCTGCCCTGCAAGCTTGTTTTTGCCCATGCCGTACATAAGGCCTAGGCCAATCGTTTTGGCGGCCTTGCGCTTGATTCCAGCCATGTCTGCAACCATCTGGTGAAAGTCAGTGTTGGGATCGTTCTGATAGGCCTGCACCATGGTCTCGGCCCCGGGTAGGGAGAGGAGATTTGCATAGTGGACAAGTAGGCGCGGTTCTTGGGAGCTGAAGTCGTTGGAGGCCCAGAGTTCGCCTTCTTCTGGTAAGAACAGGGAGCGGACCATGGGGCCGATGACTTCATGGCGGGCGGGAACTTGCTGCAAATTGGGGTTGGCCATGGACAGACGTCCGGTGACGGTGCCCCCATCATCGGAGCGCATCTGGTTGACATGCGGATGGATGCGTCCTGTCTTGGCGCTGAAGTCTAGGTAAGGCTGGAGGAACGTGCTGTGCGTTTTGTTTGTCTCGCGCGCTTCCACAATCATCTTGGCTACTGGGTGCTCACAGGAATCTAAGAATCCTTTTGTAAAGCTGGGAAGACCGTTGGTTGTCTTGCCGTATTGAATGCCAAGCTTATCGAATGCTATGGCGATGGATTGGGCGGCCCAGATATCTACTGAGGTACCGCAGATTTTCTTTAGCTCAGTGTGCAGTTGCTTTTCTCTGGTGATGAGCTGGTTGATCAGTTGCTCGCACTTCTTGCGATCGAACCGAATACCGCGGTAGGTCATGTTGAATAGAACTGGGAAGACTTCTGTCTCCAATTGGAAGATGGATTCAACATCTTCAATGCGCATCTTTGTTTTGAATGCTTGCCAGAGTTTCAGCGTGAGTGCAGCGTCTTGTTCAGCGTAGTCGCCCACGTACATGGCGGGGAGCTTCCAGAGCTCTTTCTTTGGATGCACACCGAAGTCTGCAGCAGCTTGTTTTAAGCCTTGCTCTGACTTGACCTCTTGTACGAAATCGAAGCCCAGTGAATTGAGGGCGAAACTAAAACGATTTTCGTCGAGGAGCGGCGCAGCCAACATGGTGTCGTAGATCGTCCCCGAGACTTCGAATCCCGAGGCTTTGAGCCAGCCGAGGTCGTAGGCGGCGTTATGCATAATCTTGTCGGCAGGCGTTTTGAGGACGTCCGTGATCCATCGTTCGACGAGTCGCTTATCAAGGTTACCGCCTCCTTGATGGGCCACAGGGTAATAGCCAGACCATCCCTCAACGGCGATAGCGTAGCCAACAATAAAACCATCGTTACGGGGCCAGCCCGGTCCAAAAGATTCCATATGGGGGTCGCATGTTTCGAGGTCAATTGCAATCTCCTTAGCGTTGGATAGATTTGGAAAGGTCTGTGGAGGAACCCATTCTGTCTGAGTTGGGAACATGGGTAGCGTTTTCATAAGCGAAAGCCTTTGTCTTGGAATTTTGGTAGCACTAAGTGCAAGGATTGTTTGGCGCGCGTGATGCCCACATAGAAAAGCCTGTGGACGTTGTCCCCGTTGCTTGCATATTCTTTGGCAAACTTTGGAGACAAATCCATCATCAGCATGACGTTGTCTGCTTCGCCACCTTTGGCTCCGTGGATCGTGGATAGTTTGATGCGACTCGCGGTCGATAGTTTTGTTTTGCGACGAAGCACAGCAATCAAATACTCGCGCTTGTCTTCTGGAATGCGTGACAGTGCTGTGTGCCAAATGTCATCAGTCTGCAGACCGTGGTGTTCTTTCAAGTGTTCTAACGTGTAAGGCATCAAGTCATCTCCGCCTTTGAACGTCCGATGTCCGCGGGCCACGAACTCACCACCGAGATATTTGTATACGTCTCTCACATACAGGCCCTCTACTTCTTCGCCTGAGCGCAAGCGCTCCCAGTAGACAACGGCCTTGATCATTGCTGGAGACAGACTAGGAATGCCACTACGCTCAAACAGGATGCCTTGACTCTTCAACCATTCATGCACGGGGTTGAGCATGTAGTTCGTTGCAGCCATGATGAGCCATTGGCCTTCATCGATGGGCACATCTTCAAACCGGTAGTAGGTCTTGACAGTGCCCTCAAAGTCACGCGCCTTCCATTCCTTTGGTTGGCGCTCACGGATGCGATGCACGATTGCGTTAGCCAGTGCGTGGACCGTGGATGGAACGCGGTAGGACTGATCAAGGATAGTGATATGGCCTTGAAACGAGAGAAAACTCTTGACATCTGCACCGGCCCAAGTGAATACTGCCTGATCGTCGTCTCCGGCGAGGAAGACCCGTTTCGCCTTCGCGGCCAAGGCTTCAACCATCAGCCACTGCAGACGGCTTAAATCCTGTGCTTCGTCAACAATCAATACTTCTAGCTTAGGTAATCTTTCATGCTCGACTACAGCCATTTCCAACAGATCGGTGAAGTCCAACAAATCCTTGCTGCGTTTGTAATGACGATAGGACCGCTCCACAAACTCGAAGTGATACCACTCGATATCCAAGCCGCTTTGGTTGTAATGCTCTCGCAGGTCGATACCTTTGATTCGCGCTAAATTGATCTCGTTCAAGATAGGGTTGTCTGCTTTGGCAATCGACTCTTCTTCAAACGAAATGTTCAGTTCAATCCCTGCCTGCTCTGCAAATTCTTTGTAGTGTTCCGGTTGCATGATCATGTCTGCTTTGACCGACATGCAACGAAACGCTAGGCTATGCAAGGTGCGAAAGAACGGGAAGTCTGTTTTCTCTTTGAGGTTTGGGAACTTAACGATAGCCCTGTCGCGTGCTTCGTTGGCCGCCTTCTTGGTAAAAGAGAAGTAGCCCATCTCAAGCGAAGACACACCCGCTGCCAGCTCTTTGTCAACGACATTGAGCAAGTAGGTGGTTTTCCCGGACCCCGGAGGTCCAAATACTTTATTTATGTGGCTCATAAGACTACATTTATTTTTACTTAAGGGTAGGTCTTACAAGACTACATTTATTTTTACTTGGGCTCATTCTTCCTCATCCCACAGATCGTTGGGCCAGACAAGCACAGGGGTGTGGACACCCATGTAAGCGCCTTCAATATTGAACTCAATATATTCACGTGCCTCGTCCATCTCCATGCCGTCTTGAGTCATCAAGTGGTCCCTGATCTTTTCAGCGTCGTAGACCAGCACACCAACTACAGATTGATCGCGCCAGATAAATGCAGGGCCAATGATTGCGTGGTCGTATCCGTCAATTTTTAACATTAGAAAGGGCTCCCCTCGTTGCGTTTGGTTTGTGTCTCAAATGGTGCGTCTTGCTTGTTGAACTTAGGCACGCTCCAGCAACGAACCGTGCGGTTCTTCAAGAACATGCTGATAGGTTCTCCGCCCATATCACGCAGGCGTTGGGCCATCTTTGGTGCTGACAGGCCTACGAAGTTGTTGCGCTTTAGGTGAGCTTCGAGGTCCTTCATCCGGAAGTAAGTCTTCGCTGCCTCGTCATCCGTCCATGGACGGCCCATGAGCATTTCGTCGCGCACCATGGCTTGCTGCATATGCGCGCAGAACTCTTCCAACAGGTCGGTGAATCGCCCTGTAAGGCTGGTGTCTTCAGATGCTTCGGTGATCTGTTCTGTCTCAACCATTTCCTTGAGCAAAGCATTTAGTAGGTTCTCCCAATCTTGCTTGCGCAGGGTTGGTGGGACTACGTTGATCTTCTCGAGGCATGCCTTCTGGAAGGCTGCTTGGTTGTATAGCGCTTCTGTTTCTATCTCTATGCGCTTGCCGTTGACGTCCAAGAACCACAGGGGTGGTTCACTGGCGTACTTGGATAGCGACGCTATTTGAGGCGCATCAGGGGAATGTGCTCCGATGCCGAACTTCCTAGTCCTGCATAAACCCGAGTTGCAGAAGCCGTTAAGCGGCGCGTCCTTGCACTTGTAGTTGTAGTCCTTTTTGTTGGCTTGCTTAAGGACAAGTTGGACTTCGTTGTTTGGTAACGGGGGAGCCACATATTTGAAGTTGTACTCCACCAGCTTGTCCTCCCAAGAGCCGGGGGCGGCCCTCTTAAGATAGACAGCAATGTTGAAAAGACCATTGTTGCGCGTCCCTTCTGGGAAGCCTTGGGCGCATAGAGCCTGTAGACAAGGTGGGCCATCTTTGACGGGACTCTCTGCTTGCTTCGGAGGTTCTGGTACTTGATCGAGCGAATCTTGGACGTTGGCTTCATACAGGCCGTAAAACTCTTCGAGAGTCGCTGATGTCCCATCCATGTTGAACGCGTACCGAGTGCCGGAATTGCCGCCAAAGTAGGGGAGGTTGAGGAAGTTCCCTGTGTCTCCTCGCTCGACAAGTATCTCAGCCTGCTTTGGAAATATTTCCCGCCCAGCCTCTCCGAGAAGCGCAGCAGCGTTCTTGAGATATGTCTGGAACTCGCGTGCTGGAACAGGCGTTTTTGTAAATAGGAATACATGTGCTCCTCCTGACTTGCTTCTGAATACAACAAGCGGGAGCTTTAGGCCCGCTATTCTTTCGACGAGTCCTTTGTGGTCGATCGGGTACTGGTCAATATCGATGCAGCCCCATATGCAACTGTTATCAGCGCGAATAGGGATAATGCCAAGGGAAGGCTCAACGCCTTCCAAATGTTGGACCCAGAGGTCATCTGTTGGCGGTTTCCTAACCACCGTGGCCTGTCCGGCTTGTTTTCCATCTCCGCGCTCCGCTTTGATTTTGTACGTGCCATAGGCGATATCCAGACCGCTGAATATCTCCTTGAATTTTGTTATATCGGTCATCTTATATCTCTATCGGAAGGCGGGGGAGGGGTTACCTCCCCCTAGGATCAGAACGGTGCGGCGGAAGCGCTGCCTGCAGCGCCTTCGTGCTCATGCTTGACCTTGACTTCACCAGCACTAACTTGTGCGGCAAAAGCCTTGGCGGCTTGATACTGATTCATGTCTTCGATAGGACCGACTTTCTCGATCTCCCAACCGTACCACTTACCCTTATCGTTCGATTCGGCCTGTGTGGTGAGGCGGTATGTATGTGAATACATGGGAGGTGTGTATGGGCCGCTTTTGCCCATCAACTTCGTGGACATCAACATGCTGTTCCACTTGCGGCTCTTTTTGAGCTGAGTGGACTTCATACTGATGAGTGCAGGCTCTGGGACGCCGTTGTCATTGATTACCATCACATAGTGATTGGCGGTGTTTTCAATGTAGTTACCGTTGTCCAAGTAGTCCTTGTTGTCACCGGGCTCTTTGTGAGTGCGTGTCAGGATGTCTGACGTAGCGGGATAGATGTTGACGGGTGCTCCGCCACCACCAGAACCGCGTGGTGCCCACTCAATGTACTGACGCACATAAGCCACGGGAATAACAGTGATTCCTTCCTTGCCGTCATAGAGTTCACCAGTGACGGTGTTCATAATGAAGCCGGGATTTGCGCCTTTAACTTCGCCCACTTCTGGGCTAGTGTTGGTCAAGAGTTTGAGAAACGGAAGCGCAAAGTCTTCCTGACCCATACCCTCAAAACCGCTGTTAGCGTCTTGTTCAAAATCACTTACCAATGCCAATGCAGTGTTGGCTTCTTTTACTGCAACTTCGTTCTTAGCCATTTTTAGCTTCCTTTTTTCATGCTGATTTGATAGTTGCTCTTTGGCCTACGTATACGCCAAACAGCTCTGTGGGGAACTCGCTTCCGCGTTCCACCTGCTCGCGAACCCAAGCTTTCAAGGTCTGGGGTTCGATCTTCTGCGCTTGCTCGACTGGATAGTTTTGCTCACGCAGTTGATTCAGTAATGTGTCGCATAGTCCGTCTTCGCCGCGGCCAAAACGAACAGACACAGTGTTCTTGATAATGTCGTCATACCCATGGTCTCGCAACCACTCGTATGCTTGAGCGCGTTTCTCTTCTGGAATGCTCGCGCTGTAGAAGGGCTTGACAGTAATCTTGCTGCCGTCAGCCATTGTGAAGTCCGCCATGCCTAGCTCTTGGAGCATTGCAGGAATGGTTTCTTCTAGTAGTTTGCGCAACTGGTTCTTGCGCTCGCTCATGGTGTCTTCTAGTTCCTTGAGGTCTGCTTCTAGTTCCTTGGCCCGTTTAGCCAAAGCACCAACGGAAGACAAGTCTTCGTTTTTAACAGTCAAAGCACCAGCGTCTTGCTCAAAAATATCATTGATATTAGTCATCTCTTTCTCCATTCTCGGTGATATCAATTTTAACAGGGATATAGATCTTCTCGCGACGATCCCACTTTAACGCAGTGTAGCGGCCAGAGTTATAGAAAGCAGCTATCGAGCAGGCCAAGCCGATAGCTACAGGGTCTCCAGTTAGTAACAGGTAGTCCCCATCTTTGTAGTCACGCAGTTTCCTGCGCAGGATACGAACCGTTGGCACAGTGCTAAATGCGATCTGGGTATTTGAAGGTAATAACACCTCCATCTCTCCAAACTTCATCGCAGCCGCAAGGTCATGGTTCGGCATCTCTTGAACGATATATACAGTTGACACGTTTACGCTCTCCTTTCTTAAAACGTCCACATAGTGTACACTATGTTTTGGGGTTGTCAATACCCTTTTTCAAGAAAGAGAGAAAGAATGAGTTATTTTTTGCAACACTATCCGTTTAAGAACCAGCCGTACCTCCACCAAGCCGCATATTTACAGCGTTTCTGGGAGGACCCGGAGGTTGCACTGTTTGCTGATATGGGCACGGGCAAGAGCTTCATGCTCATCAACAACGCTGCCATGCTCTACGACAAAGGCAAGGTCAATGCGATGCTGATCGTCGCGCCTAAGGGTGTGTACCGCAACTGGTATACGTCTGAGGTGCCAAAGCACATGCCAGACCACATCACCTACACCATGGCTGCATGGTCCCCTACGCCTAGAAAAGCGGAAAAAGCAGAGATGGACAAGATGCTAAATGCTGTGGATACGCTACGCATTTTGGTGATGAATATTGAGGCGTTCAGCACTGAGAAAGGCAGCATGTATGCACGCACATTTTTACGTGTAACTAATGCGTTTATGGCGATTGATGAGTCCACCACAATCAAGACGCCAACATCTAAGCGCACCAAGAGTATTGTCAAAGTGGGCCGTGAGGCGCGGTACAGGAGGATTGCTACAGGCTCCCCCGTCACTAAGTCCCCTCTGGACCTCTACAGCCAGTGTGAATTCTTAGGCAATGGCAACCTCAACTACCACAGTTTTTATGCCTTCCAAGCACGCTATGCGGTCCTTGTTGAACGCAAGCTGCCGACACATACATTCAAGCAGATCGTTGGCTATAGGCACCTAGATGAATTGCAGAAAAAACTCGGTGACTTCTCCTACCGCGTGACCAAAGATGAATGCTTGGATTTACCAGACAAAGTCTTTGTTCGCAGAGACATTGAACTCACTGCAGAACAGAAGAAATACTACGATCAAATGAAGCTCATGGCGCTAGCGCTGGTCGATGGAAATTTGATGTCTACCAACAATGCTCTGACCCAGATCATGCGCCTGCATCAAATCTGCTGTGGCCATGTGAAGTACGACGATGGCAGGCAAGTAGATATCCCTAACAACAGGGTCAATGAGCTGCTGTCCACCATCGAAGAATGCGACGGCAAGATCATCATCTGGGCCAACTACAGGCGCGATATTGAGAACATCAAGACCGCTCTGCAAAAGGACTACGGCATGACCTCTGTGGCTACTTACTACGGCGATACAGAGGCCGAGGAGCGCCAAGAGATTGTGACCAAGTTCCAAGACATGGACAGCGAGCTGCGCTTCTTTGTAGGCAACCCCCGTACAGGCGGATACGGTTTGACGCTGACCGCTGCAAAGACTGTCATCTACTACAGCAATAATTTTGATTTGGAAGTACGCCTTCAATCAGAAGACAGGGCCCACAGGATTGGGCAAACAAGCAAGGTGACTTACATTGACTTCATCAGCCCCAACACGGTTGATGAACACATTGTCAAGGCGCTTAGAAACAAAATAAACATAGCCTCGCAAGTGCTTGGCGAAGACCTAAAGGACTGGATCAAATGATGCAATTAATCCCACTGCGCCCACGCTACAAATATCCACGCCTACAGCGTATAGACGGCCCCAACGGCCGCACGTATACCTTGGAAGGGCAGCCTGCTGTCCCCAGTGTGACAACTATTCTGTCTGGGACGAAAGACAAGGCACACCTAGAGGCGTGGGCCATGAGAGTTGGGCATATAGAAGCGGACAGAATCAAAAATGACGCTGCTGCAGTAGGCACGCACATGCACAACGTAGTCGAGAGACTGCTGATAAATAGGGATTTACCCGTACCCAGAACATGGCTCGCGGTCAAAGGTTATTGGATGGGTTACCGGCTGATTGAAGAATTCTTCCCGCATGTACAGGAAGTCTGGGGCGCAGAAATACCTCTGTACTACCCTGCCAAGTACGCCGGAACTTCTGACTGTATTGGTGTATATAGGGGAAAACCCTCAATCGTTGACTTTAAACAGGCCAACAAGATGAAGGAGCGCAAATGGATTGAGGATTACTTTGTCCAGTTGGCTGCCTACGCATGCGCGCATGACATAGCGCACGGCACGACGATTGATCAGGGGGTAATCATGATGGTTGCCCAGAATGGGGAGACCAAAGAATTTATTACGTGTGGGCGGGAGTTTGACGGCTACAAGGATATGTGGATGCGCCGTGTCGAGGAGTTTGCCAAAAAGGGTCCGAGCCTTGTGAGCCCGGACCTAAGTGCCGTCGAAGGGGACGGCAACTGCATTACTTAAGATTTTTGAGCTTGTATAACGCAGATAGGAATGTAGCGACTGACTCGTCAATCAGGTTCTGAATGGCGGTGTCTTTCTTGTCCACAGCGTCGTAGCGAATCTTCTCTACGTCATCAAGTAGTTCTTCCAGTGCTTTGACAGGATCATCCTGCTCAATCATTGGAAGGTAAGGGATTTCGATAATGCTGTGGCGGCCCTGATAGGTCTCGGTAATGCTATCGGCAATGTCGATGATGCCTGTGTAGAACTCACCCAACGCAGAATGCTTGGCAAAGCTACCGGGGCCAGTGACGCGAAGATGCGCCCTGTGGGCGTACTCACGGGCCAAGAACAATGTGCCGACTAGGCGTCCAATCATTTCCATTTCTATTCCTTACATGCCCGGGGGCCGTGGTTGTACCTGCGCCTGACGTTGCTGTAACAGTGCGCTGATTGGGTCATTGGGGAACATGGCAGGATACATCAGAGGTATCTGCTGCTGGCCGGGGGTGACCTGTGGCGTCGTTGGCATACGTGGATTGAAGTTTGTACCACGGGTTGCTGGCGCTGTAGGCTGGGCCTTGAGCATTTGTGCGGCAGATGTTCCACGTGAAACATTTGTAGAAACAGGGACGGGCGGATTGCCTTGTTGGGCCAAATCCTGTGCCTCGAGCACAGCCCCACGGGACGCCGCAGGTGCAGTCAATACTTCAGCCAAACGTCTTGGAGACATACCAAAGTTCTGCATCTCCTTGGCTACGCTTGCCGCTGCAGCAGGTGTGTTCAAGTTGGTCATCTTCTGCGCAAACTTGGGGTCTTCCAAGGCCTTGGTGAACATGCGTTCAAACACTTTGGCTTCCTTGGCGTTGAGCAAGCGCGTTCCTAAAGTCACCATCATGGTTTCCTTGGAGACGTTGCGCATGGCTACGTTACGGATACTGGTGGTCAAGTAAGGAATGCTGACGCCAAACAAACCCTGTAGCTGTTGGTCTAACGTATCAAAGGCAGGAACCTGTCCGGTGACATCAGCAAACGCGTTGACGCGTCTTTGCATATTGGCCAACTGAAGTAGGTTGTCGTAATGGCCTGTGCCACCATACAAGACCTTCATGGACTTCTCGTTGTTGCGCAAGAAGACTTCCAGTGCTCCGCCCTTGGCTGCACCTTCGGTAGCCAAGTCATAGACAGAACGACGCAGGGCGGCCAGATTCTCTGGGTCCTTGCTCATCTCATTGACCAGACTGCGCATAGTGGCAGGGTCCTTGATCGCCTTCTCCAAGGTCTGCTTAGGACTTGCATCTGCACGTGCAGACTTGGCCAAGAGGTTGTCGAGCTCTGCATCCTTGGCTTGGATACGACGCTGGTCGAGCTCCGCCATGCGTCTGGCAATATCGTCTGCAAACTTGGCTTCGTCTTCAATCTTCAAGCGCACGCTGGCAGGCAGGGCCTCCATGATGTTCTTGTTCTGATCCATGACACGGCGTAGTTTGGTCGCGTCAATCAAGCCATCATTGGTGAAAATAGGTTTGCTGCGAATCCAATCCACTGCACCTTTTTCCAACAACTCTTTGCCCTGTGCATTGTTGCCAATAGTGATCTGGAGTTGCTTCAAGCGATCAGCATTCTTGAACGCTGTGGCCATCAGGTCTTCGTTGGGCAGATAGTATTCTTGACCGCCACGGGTCTTTTGTGTCATCAGCAAAGGCAGGCTTTGCTCGTATCCGGCCTTGTAGTCATCAAGGATCATTTTCATGCCTTGATACTCTTGCTTGATCTTTGGCACGTGGTCCATGATCAATTTCTCTACATCCTTGAACACAGAGTTGCCTGTATCAATGATGCGTTGAGCATCGGTCAAACGGGTGCGGCCCTTCATCATGACGGCGTTGTAGCGGCCAAGGGAATCGTTACGGAAGCGCTGGGCAGCGTTTAGGTAGTCCAACGCCTCAGGGACGTTGATATCAATACCTGTGTTGGCTGCGGCAATACGTTGAGCATCTTGCTGCAACTGTCCGGGATTGACGTAGATTTTGCGCCCCGGTATGCCGGTAGCTACAGTAATCATGCCGTTCTTGTCTGGAGTGGCGGCAATGTCGGCAAGAGTCACTTTGCGCTTAGAACCTTTGGCCGTGTCGCCTCGAACTAGTTGCAGGACGGAGTCACGCAATGCCTTCTGGAAGTCAGCAGGCATGTCTTTGGCGAGTGGTCCAAGTTGCTCGTTGATTGCTTGATCAGTCAACTGCACCAGCATCTTGTCTGTCATGGCGTCTCGGGCTTTTTGCTGACCTTTGACAAAACGCTCAAGTAGTTGCACGGGCTCAGGGACGTTGACCCTGAGCGATGGGCGCTCTGGCCTGTACTTTTCAATCAGTGCAGTAGCCGCAGATTCCATGTCTTTAGCGGGGAACAAAGACGTTCCATCGGTCCGTGTAGGCATTGGGGTGCCATCAGGGGCTGTAGCCTGTTTTAGACCCATGCGCTTCAAAATGTTTTGACGCATGTTGGCATCCATCTCCATGCCGGACATCAAGACACCACGTAGCTCGTTGTTGATCTGGTCAGGGTTCTGGGGCCCGAGACGTTGGTTCAACAAAGCTTTTTCCGAATCAGTCAAGTTCTGTCGTTGAGACAGCAAATCATCAAAGAATGTTTGTCGTTGCTGTTGCGCGGCAAGGAAAGCATCTTCCACGGTCTTACGGGAAGCAGGAGAGAACGAAGAAAACAACTGCTCTAGTTTGGCTTGGTTCTCAGCGTACTGCTTGCGGAAAGGCGCAAGGTCCTTGGGGGACATGCCTTGGAGCGTCTCTGCTTGCTTCTGTAACAACGCAGGGTCCATGTAGCGCTCTGCTACGCCAAATTGGAATCCAAGTTTCTCAACTTCTGGGTTAGCCAAGATAGTGTTGAGTTCATCTAAGGCTTTCAACGCCTCTGGATTCTTCTGAATGTCTGCGAACACGCTACTCAGTTTTTTCTCTGCGCGCCCAATCAAAACAGACGGAACAATTCGGATGCCGGGGAGCTTAAACAGTCCTGTTTCTTGGGCCAAGACTTCTTGTCCAACCTCACCAAGATTGTTGACAAGTTTGTTTTGTAGTTCTTTTCCACCACGCACAGCCAAGGCAGTGGGGCTCAATGTGGCTGCGGCCAAAGGCAATCCTACAAAAGTAGCGGCAGGCAGGAGTTCCTTGAGCAGTGGTTTGTATTGATTTTGATCGCTTACGTTTTCTTCAACCGCTTGTTTAAGGCCTTCGTATCCAACACCAAAAGCCATGTCTAATGCGGCTGCCTTCATCGGTGCTTTCTGCACCATCTGAATGGCATCATTAGCGATGCCTTTAATAATTCCTGCGCTGGGTTGAGCAGCCATGACCATGGGACGAGCACGGGCAGCAGCAGCCAAGACTCCAGTAAAGGGAAGGGTGCCTCCTAGGCCTTCACCAGTAGCACGGGCATAGCGCTCTTCTACATTGCGTGGGGCAACTTCGCCAGAGTTAAAGAGCTTGGTGAGCGTGACAGTTTCTTCAGGCTTTTGACGAAAGATTTGCTTGCCAATTTGTGTAACAAGTGCGTCGGGTAATGCAAACAGAGCAGAGTTAAAACCCCAAGTTGTGTTTTGCAACAAGCCCATCAAAGGGTTTGAAACTATCTGATCCGGAGCTCCGGTGTTCTTGCGCGGGTCTGCAACAGCAGTAGGCGCGCCTTGCGCACGGCCCGTCACCTCGCCAGTAGTTAGATCAACTAAGTCTCCGTTGGCATTGGTAAGAGTTGTCATTTCACCAGTTCTTTCAATTGTCCGGGGTTGAACGCTTGAATTGTATTGTTAGGCAACTTTAGATACACGGTTGCATTTGGTTGTTGAATCTTACCAAGGCTGTTGCCAAGGAAATTAAACATTTGTTTCTGTGCGGTTGGATCAGCAGGGACTACAAATGGATCGCTCCTTGTTCCTGTATTAGGCGTGCGCATGACGTAGTCGTTGCCTTCATAGCCCAACTGGGTCAGGACCTGTTGGCGTGAATTACGCAACATGGTTTCCATACTGTTGAACTGCTTAGCTGCCAACTCTTTGTCTTGGAAGAACGCTGTTGGGTTTTCAATATCCGCTGCCGTCTTCTTGGCCCATTCTTGTTCCTGCACCGCAACACGGCCGCTATCGTTAGCAGAAGCAATGTTCTTGATGATGGAATTCAAACCTGTATTTATACGAGTTTTTGTATCTACCAGATTGACGTCAGGACGGACAAGTGCAGTAGGCAAGACAGGGACAAGCAGGTTGTTGACTTTGTCGTTAAACCATGCTCCGGGGACATATGC